GGAAGAACAGGACGAAGAAGAAACCCAGGACTGGCTGGGAGTGAAAGGAAAATGGCTATGAGGCCGCCTGAGAGGGCGGCTTTTTCTATTGCCCATGAAAGGGGGTGAACAGTTTGGAGGAATTGGAGATTTTAAGGGGCCAGCTGTCCAATGTGAGGGCGGCCATTGCGGCGATTGAAAGCGGCGCTCAAGAATACCAGATAGCAAATAGGAGATTGGCGAAGGCTGACCTGGCTACGCTCTACAAGAGAGAGACTGAAATCAAGGCCAGCATAGCCCGTCTTGAAGATGGCGGTGTGTATTTCGCTGAACTGGGCAGGCTATGAACATTCTTGAGAAAGCTATAGCTTTTATTTCACCGCAATGGGCCTGCCAGCGGGCATTTTATGCAGAAAGCCTCAGGAGCTATGAGGCCGGGGAAATATCCCGCTTCAATGACGGCTGGATGCCGGTGAATACCGACACGGAAAACACCGACAAAACCCAGCGCGATCTCATCAAAGCCCGCGCACGCTACCTGGAAGATAACAGCGATATTGCGGGGGCGGCTATCGGTGGCATTGTCCGCAATGTTGTAGGTACAGGCATCAAGCCCCAGGCTCGCACCGGGGATGATGAACTCAACAAGCAGATAGAGGCCCTTTGGGCTGAGTGGTGCCGCGCTGAAAACTGCGATATCACCGGCCAGCAGACTTTTTCAGAGCTGCAGGCTATGCTCTTGCGCCGGAAAGTAGTTGATGGGGAGATATTCATCAAGAAAACCGTGAACCGCCGGGGAAAATTCCCCTTGCGGCTGCAGGTTATCAAGTCTGATTTGCTCAGCCAGTACCTGATTACAGCCCCGAAGACGGGCAATGTAATCCGCTCCGGCGTGGAATTGGATGACCATTTGAAGCCCTTGGCTTACTGGATAGACAGGAAAAGCCCTGATGGATATATCCAGTATGACCCGGACAGGGTGCCGGCAGGGCAGATAATCCATCTGTGGACACGGAATCAGCCGGATCAGATTCGCGGCGTTTCCGACCTGGCCCCCATCATCAAGCGGCTCAAAGACACCCAGGACTACCTGGATGCAGAGACTGTGGCTGCCAGAATAGCCGCCTGCTTCTCTGTGTTCATCACCACCCAGGACGGCGCACCAGGGAAGATTGGCCGTATCGGCAACGCGAAAGACCCGGAGGGCAAGAAATTGCAGTCTCTTCGCCCTGGCATGATCAAGTACCTGGCACCGGGGGAAAAGGTAGAGACCGCAAATCCTTCCCGTGGCATGGCCAACGCAAGGGACTATGTGGCCATACAAGAGCGCCTGGCAGGGGCAGGCCTGGGCATGAGCTATGAGCTTATGAGCCGCGACTTCGACAAAGCCAGCTTTTCGAGTGCAAGGCAGGGCATGCTTGAAGACCGAAAGACCTTTGAGCCTATGCAGAACTACCTTGCAGAGCACCTTTGTGCTCCCATCTATCGGGAATGGATGGATTTGTGTGTTATGGCGGGCCTGCTGAACATACCTGATTATTACCAGAACAAGGAAAAATATCAGGCCTGTGAGTGGGTATCTCCGGGCTGGGCGTGGATTGACCCCAGCAAAGAAGTAAATGCAGATATCATGGCCCTGCAGAATGGCGGCAAAACACTTTCACAGTGGTGCGCTGAGCGTGGCTATGATTGGCGCGAACAATTAGAGCAAATGGCCCTTGAGAAGGACACGGCAGAGGCTTTGGGCCTCACCTTGTCTATTCATACGCCCATTACCGTACAGGCGGCAGCCCAAAACCATGCGGATGCTGCCGGGGGCGGCGATGGAGGCGGCGAGGGAGAAGAACAGGAGGAAGAAGATGGAACCGAAAGCGAGAACGAGGAACAAGAATGAGCCGTTTACCCGTGATTTTCGCGGGGAAATCTCCTGCCGTGAGGCGGGAGAGGAACAGGAGAACCGCACCTTTGACCTCTCCTTGTCCAGTGAAGAACCCTATGGGCGCTGGTTTGGTACGGAAATCCTGCTGCATGAAGCAGATGCCATTGACCTGACCCGCCTGCAGGAAATTGGCGTGATGCTTTTCAACCATGACCCTCGTAGCGTCATGGGGAAAATCTTATCTGTGGAGCTGGATGAAGGGGAACACAAGCTGAGGGCGGTGGTTCAGTTTGATGAAGATGACGAAAGCGAAAAAATCTATCAGAAAGTCAAGAATGGCACCCTCAAAGGTGTGTCTGTGGGCTACAAGGTGGATGAATGGGAAGAAGTGCGAGAGGGCAAAAAGAGTGAAGACGGGCGTTTTGACGGCCCCTGTTACATTGCCACTAAATGGACACCCTATGAGCTTTCGATTGTTTCCATACCTGCTGACCCCACCGTAGGCGTAGGAAGAAGTTTAGAGAACACCGACCATGAAGAAAGAAATGGAGATGTGAAAATGGACGAGAACAAGAACATCACCCAGGCAGAGCCGGAGACCAAGGCTGTACCTCAGGTGAACGAGGCAGAAGTGAAGGCTGCTGCCGTACAGGCAGAGCGTCAGCGTGTCAAAGAAATTGATAGCCTTTGCCGTCAGTTTGATGTAGATTCTGCAAAATTCATCGAAGATGGCACCACCGTGGAGGCTGCCCGCGCCGCTGTGCTTGAACAGCTGGCCCAGCAGCGCAAACCCCAGCAGGTGAATGTGAAGGCAGACGAAATGGACAAGTTCCGCGCCGCTGCCATTGATGGCCTGGCTATGAGGGCTGGCCTGGGCATTGAAAAGCCTGCCGCCGGTGCTGATGAATTCCGTGGCAAGCGCATGATGCGCCTTGCAGCAGAGTGCATCGAGCGTGAGAAGAACGCAAGCACCCGCAACATGGATGACGAAACCCTCATCCGTGAAGCCTTGACCGGCACTGGTGCTTTCCCTGGTATCCTGTCCAATGTGGCGAACAAGTCTATGGCCCAGGCTTATCAGGAAGCATCTACGACTTATCAGTTCTGGACTGCCAAGGGCAGCAACTCTGACTTCAAACAGGCCACCCGCTACCGCCTGAGTGAGGCCGGGGAGCTGGAGAAAATCGGTGAGAGCGGCGAATTCAAGCATGACGAAATCAAGGAAACCTCTGTGACCGCCGGCGTGGCTACTTATGGCAAGTCCTTCTCCCTTACCCGTAAGGCTATCATCAACGACGATATGGGCGCACTCAAGGCCCTGCCGTCCATCCATGGTGCTGCCTGCCGCCGTATGGTCAACAAGATGGTCTATTCCATCCTGGCAGATAACCCCACCATTGAGGGGGCGGCGCTTTTCCACGCAAGCCACGGCAACCTGCAGACCCAGGGCCTCACTGTGGCCGGGCTGGGCAAAATCAAGGCGGCTATGGCCAAGCAGAAGAACATTGCTGGCAAGGCATTCCTCAACATCCAGCCCGCTTATCTGATTGTCCCTGTGGATTTGGAAGTAGAGGCGGCCCAGCTCATCAACTCTGTGGTTGACCCGTCCAAGAGCAATGCCACCGTGAACCCCTTCGCAAACAAGCTGTCTGTGATTGCAGACCCGGAGCTTTCCGCTGACAATGTTTTCTACATGGCAGCTGCGCCGGGACTGGTGCCTACCATCGAAGTCACCAGCTTGAATGGCAACGAGACCCCCACCATGGAGAGCGCTGTGCAGTTCGACACCCTGGGCATCAAGTGGCGTATTTACTATGATGTGGGCGTTAATCTGCTTGATTTCCGTGGCATTCAGAAGAGCACCATTAGCTAAAGGAGGTTAAAACATGGCAAAAGCAGTTTTTGTGCAGAAGGGCGATAACATCGACTTCACCACTGCAGATGCAGTGGAATACATGGATGTTGTTCCCCTGGAAGATAAGGTGGGCGTAGCGCTGGAGAATATTCCTGCCGGCGGCACTGGCACCGTGACGCTCACCGGCGCTTATACCCTCCCTGCCGCCACGGGGGCGGCTATCAAGGTAGGCCAGAAGGTTTACTGGGATGGCACCAATGGTGTTATCACCGGCACGGCTACTAACAACACCTTTGCAGGCTATGCAATCACCGCCAAGGCATCTGCAGGAACTGCCGTCACGGTACGGCTGGGCTGATGTCTTTCAAGGATATGGTGGCGGCGGATATTTCTGCCGTCTTCCTCAACCCGGACGAATTCGGGGAGACCCACAACCTTGAAGGGCGGGAATGTATTTGCGTGGTGTCTGGGGATTCGACCAATGACAGGAAGGCAAATATTCAGGGAGGCAAGCGCACCCCTGATGGCCTTCATGGCGATTTTGTCACTGTCTGCGTGAAAACCTCAGACTTGGCAAAAATCCCCACCGAGGGCACCCCTTTCCGCATGGATGGCAAGCGCTATGTGGTGGATAGATGCACCGAAGACATGGGCATGCTGACCATCGAACTGGGCGCTTATCGCATGAGAGGCGGCGCATTTGCATGATTGAAATAGATGCCAGCGATATTGCCAAGGCTCAAGAGCTTTTGCGGGGCATGCCAGGGGCGGCCCAGAAAGCTGCCAATACGGCAATCCGCAAAAGCATCCGGGGGGCCAAGAAAGATGCAACCCA